GCCTTTTAGCGGCGGCACCCATCCCGGCGGCAGCGGAACCGGCGGCGGCGGGTTGGGTTTCGTCAAGGGGTCGGCGGGAGTTCCGCTGGCAGTAATGAAAGCGCGCCGGTTCGCCGTGATGCCGGTATCCAGCGTCACGCCGGTGAAGACTTGCAGCTCAGCCATTTCCACCGGGTAGACGCGATCGAGATACCTGGTCGATGCCGGGATGCCAAGTTCAGCGCCATGCGCCGGGATCACTGATGGACCAAAAGAATAGGCCGCGGGGGCGGGCGCGCAATTCGCCCACAGGGTTGTCGTCGAATTGGCGACCTGCCAAGCCATCGCAGTCAAGATCGCGTTGGGGTCGTCGCCGCCGTCGACGCCGGTTGGGAACAAACCGTCGTTGTCGATGTCGTAATTGACATCGTCCAGGGCGTACCACAGGCGGCATGAACTGTCGGTCCCGTCCGCTGTCGTGGGATACTTCGATCCGGCAATTGTGACCGTCTGCGGTGGCCCATGCGTCACACAGGCGTTATCGAGATCGAACGACAGCAGCAGGTGGTGCCAGTGATCTGGCGTGACCGTGATCGATGACTGAACCAGAAACACCTCGGGCTGATTTTGTTGGGCATATGAAGTGTCAGTCACGGTGGTGAATGACGGACTGCCGGCGTGCTGCCCCCAACCGTTACCCGGCGCGGCATCCGGGCCGGTTTGATAAATATCGACGCTGCTCGGGTTGAACTGTATCCCCGAGAGCGAGGCGGCGCCGGCGGTTTGTAGGTTGATGCTCAACGTCGCGGAATCGCTGCGCGTGTGAACATCGAGCCCGATATAGCACGGGTCCACCGCGACACTTCCCGCAGGGGAATAGCTGGGAGAATCCAGTATCCCGTAGGGCGGCACACTGAGGTTGACCGGGTTGCCAAAAATGTCCACAGGCTGAAAGTGATAAGTCGAGATAAGCTGCTCATTGCCCTGGTAGCTGGTCGAAACCTGCGGGACGCCAAACGTCATCAGCGGGATGGTGGCCTCCAGGACGGGGAAGGGTTCTGGCAGCTCCTCGGCTATTTTGGCCTCGATCGACGATTGCGGCACCCGAAACCACAGCGAGATGACGGCCTTTGAAAAGTCGTCAATGCCCCCGTCCAGTTGCAGATAGCTCATCGCGGCGGCGGCTTCGGTTTGGGTGGCCCGTCCTTGGCGCCGAAGTGAACCGCCAGCCCGCCCCAATGGATGTTGATGATCTGCTCGACAGGGGACTCGATGTAATCCGGCGGGTCGCCGCGAAATGACGACGGCTTGAGGCCAGGCGTCCAGGTTATTGTCACGGCGTCGGCGCCCCGTGCGTGAACGTCCACGATGCCTTGCAATGCTGGTCGGTCGAATCGAAGGGCGCAAACAGCGCATCCATTTCGGCGTCGAACGCAGTCAATGACGCGGCGACAATCGAGATCTGGTCAAAATCGTCGGGCAGGCATTGCGTGGTGTCTTTTTTTTGCAGCGTCATCTGGTGCGGCCGCGCGAGATCGACATACGACGCGCTGTTCGGGTCGCCGTCCTGATAAACCCGGATCGGCTGGCTAACGCGCGCCTGTTCCTTTAGCGCCTCGGTACAACAGGCAACGCTGACATTAGCGATTTCAGGTAACGGCATCTGGGCCGTCGAACCCCAGGTCAGTGTTGCCCGCTGCGCGCTGATGGCGGGCGTCGATGGGATGATCGTTGTGCCGTTCGCGTTCGGCGACTGATAGGGGCGAACGATGTATTCAAAACCGTCAGGCATGGGTCAGGCTCCCGGCGTAGATGCGGACAGGTCGATCGTCTTTGGCAACACCAGCGGCGTCACCGCGGGAAAGAAGGCCGTTGAAAATTCAGAACCCTGGACCGGCTTTAGGTCGAGCGTGACGGTGGTCTTCATGGTCTCCATGAGTTTGAGCGGGTTGCCGTTCGTCGGTGTGGTCGATTGCGAGTAAGCCAACAGCGCCGGCAATTGCTCGGTAAAAAGGTTGGTGACGACGCATTCGTTCACCGCCTGCGCTCCGACAAGGCGCGTGAGATCCAGGCCGTCATCGATGACGGCGAAGTCGTCGAGCGTCTGATACGCGAGGTCTGCCGTTTCACTCAGCGTGATCTGCGCCCCGGTCACCGCCTGATAGCCGGTGTCTACATAAGCATCTTCGACATAGGCATTGACGCCGACTTGTGGCGCAATCGGATCGCCGGTGCCGATGGCGCAGCCGATGGTGAACTCCCCGAGCATGATGCCGGCGGTCGCGCAGCTCAGCTTATAGCTCTTGACCTTGCCGAGGGCGCCGCCGCCCGGCAGGCGACGATCGCTTAACTGGACGTTGTGCCGCAGCGTGATCGGCAGAGCCTGCCGCCAGGGGACAGCGAAGGTGATATCGACGGCCCGCGCCCTGGCACGCATCTTTGCCCTGGCCGCGAGCAGCAGGTACTCGAACGAGACGTTGCCCCTGGCGGTCTGGAAATACGAGCGATAGGCGACGTTGCCGATCGGTATGCTGCCGTCGGGATCGACGGCCTTATCGATAAAGTCGGAACTGAGGCTGATGGTTTCGTGGTCGCTCTCGGCGGAATCGGATAGCTCGCGCTGAACCCCCGCGGTTACTACCGCCGTCAAGACTTCGGTGCGTTTGCGATTTGCCCTGTATTCGAGCACCATCCGAATCTTGTAGACGTTCATCGGGAAGCGCGCGACGAAGGTGCTGGTCGGTTGGAGAAATATATTGACGTTGCTTTGCTCGGTCGTGCTCCCCGCTTGGCTCGCCGGCGGCGTCTGTGCTTCATAAGTGACGTTGTAGCTGACCTGGCCGTCCATGACGGCATCGATGATGTAGCACAGTGGGATGCCGTCACCGTCGAGCAGCGTGCTCAGCGACCAGCCGCCGCCGATGCTTGTTCCCGGCTTTGGCCAGTCCGATTTGAGACCGTTGCCGGAGAGCGTCTGAATGAGGCCGCCGCCGCCGGTTCCCCAATAGGTAACCGGAAAGACCCATTTATAAAATGATCCCTGGTCGTGAAAGGCATTGAGGATCGGCTGGGTTACGTCGATCCTGCCTTCCGCCTGCTGCGCCCAGGTGACCGTGCCGGTCACCATCGTCGAGACCAGCGGCGGCTGCCCATAGGACAAACTGAAATTGTTATATAAGGAGATATCCTCGCCTACATGGATGATGCCGTCCTCGCCATCGAGGATATCGCTGATCGACACCCCGAGGCTCACGCGGTCGATGTGCCACAGCGCGGAATAGCTTTCTAGCACCGTGTCTGGATTGGGCGGCCTGGCGAGCCAGATCGGATCGTAATAGGGCGGCACTTGCAACGATGTCGCCCACGAATTCTTCTGGCCATTGAAGTCGTCCGGGCGGGCCAGGAACTGAAGCTCGACGATCTCGCCGACCTGCAACTTCGGCACGCCGATCAGGCGGCCGTTGAAGAGCGGCACGAGGTCCGGCGTATTTCCGGCGGGGTTCCACGCCTGGTCATAGCTCAGCCAGCACCAGAGATATCTGCCCAGCGCCAAAAGGCCGACGGCGGGGTTTTTGAGCTGCACGGTCAGCGTCGCAAAGGAGCCCTCGTCCTGGCTGATGTCGAAGCTGATGATCTCCTCGTCGAAGCGGTTGTGGACAGCGGGATCAAATGGCGCGGTCGGCGTGCGTGGCCCGGTGATCGTCAGAATTGCATTGATCTCCGACGCACTGGGGTTGAGGTCGACCTCAATCGATGTGCCACTGCTGGGCGCGACAAAGGTTGCACCAACCGGAATGCCATTGCCCGTGATGTTGTAGGTGAGGCCGGGCGTGAGGCTCATCAGGGCGCTAGAGGGGATGCCGGTGATACTGTTGGGGTCTTCGGTGGGGAAGCCGCTGATCACCATCGGGAATTCGCCCGAGGTCGTGGCCCTGACGGGTTGAGAGGCGATGCTGTACGTCGTAAACGTTTCCAGCAGGTGCGGCGGCAAATCGCCGATGCGCGTGCTTGTGTGCGGGGTCGCGGCGATGATGTACATCGTGCCGTGCCCGCTGCCGTCATAGTTGAGATAGGCGCTGCCGATCAGCGTTATCCCGCCGCCGGTGGTGTGTGATGTGCCATCGGTGGTGCCGATCGGAACGTTGGTCTCGCCGACCCCGGTCCCTTGAATGCCGTAGATCCCGGCCGGCAAATCGCCGGCATCCAATGCCACCGTATAACTGCCGTGGCTCACCGTGCCGAGCACGGTCCCGATCGGCACGGCTTTCGTCGTTGTGAAATCACCCGACCTCTCTCCCGATGTCGGCGCGGAGGTCAGATTGAGCGAATTTGGCAGGCCGCTCAGGGTGGTGGCGTTGTCGTAAATAAAATAGGCGTCCAGTCCGTGACCGACGATGTGATAGCCGGCGTCTTGCTGGAGGTTGTCGGTGCTGGCGACATTGGTGATCTGAGCGATGCCGCCGGTCGTGTCGCCGACAATCGTCGCCAGCTCGAACAGGACGCCGTGCGTCGTGCCGTTGGTGACGAGGGTGAGCTGCTCTTCGATCGCCCCGCCCGCCCAGGCGAAATAGATCGGGCCGGGCACCTAGACTTCCTCCAGCGTGAGCGACCAGGTGACCTGGGCATCCCACTCCGCGCGTTCGGTCTGCAAGTCGACGACCAGCATGGTGAATTGCGGGCGGTAATAGGTGAAGTCGTCCTCGGTGCGGACGCTGCCGGGGACTGCGGGACGCCCGGCGATACCCGTCGATGTCAGATAGGCCAATTCGACGTGCGAGGCGACGTTGACCATCATGCCGACCCATAGACCGTCGAGCGCGGGCGGCGCTTGGTCGCTGCCGGCAACGTCGAGCTGGTACTTGCGCATCTGCGGCGCGGAAATGTCGATCAGGCTGCCGTTGACGGTGCGGGCCAGCTTGTCGCTGCCGGTCGCCATCGCGATCGGCCGCAGCGTGCCATGTAGCCCGCGCGCCGACCACGGGTTGATGCCCGGCGCCGTGGCCGACAAATCGAAGCGGATGTCGAGCGCGGTGATGAAATAGGGCGCCGGCATTTTACCCGCCAGGCCGGGCCGCGAACCACGACGGCTTGACGCCGGCCGAGCGGATCTGCTGCTGGTGCGCTTCGCTCACCATCGCGTTGACGACGCCGCGCGGACCCGATAGCCGGAAGCTGTTGCCGCTTTCAAAATGGAAGTGCGCGGCTACGTGGCCGCCAGCAGCAGACGGCACCAGCCCGCCGGCGGCGAAGCGCAGCGGCGCCGGGCCGACGAAGCCGCCATCGGCGAACCCGTTGAGCCGCTGCAAGAAGCCGAGGCCGACTTGGCGCACCCTGGCGGAATTGACCACGAACTCACCAGCGGACAGGCGCGCCAGGATGCTATCGCTGGTGCCGCTGCCGGGGCCGCGGACAAAGCCGCCGCGGGCAAACCCTGTCGATGTCAGGCTATCCGGGGTAGCCACCGGATTGACCGACGCGTTTACAGCCAAAGCACTTGCCGCGGCGCGTTGGCTGGCGAGAGCGAGATCAGAGACTGCGTCGGCGGCGGACTTGGAACTTTCGGCCAGTGCGCCAAAACTCGACAAAAGCGGGGAAATCACGTTCGGCGTCGGCGCCTGGTAATCGCTGGTCCCTGGTGTGGTCGACTGTGTTGCACGGCTGCCGGGACCATACCCGGCGCTCCCGATGCTTTCTGGACCATGCCCGGACACATCACCCGCGCTCGACGGACCTCGGAACGCCTGCGGCAAGGCGCCACGCGCCGTAACATTGACATCCGGCAGAACATTTGCTGGGTCTATCTTCCCTTCCGCCCGGACCTCGTCCGCCCCCGCCTTGGTGATTCTTCCCATTACCGTCCAGAACGATTCCCACGCATGCGAGATTTTCCCCCAGTCTTTCGCGAACTGGTCCGCGTCGCGAACGAGAGCCTTGCCAAGTATTTCGTTAAAAGCGATTTGGGCGGGCCGCAGGGTAGTAGCCAACGTGCCGGCGGCTTTTTCATACTCTTTCGAGAGGGCATCCTTTGATATCCGCAGTTTTTTATCCTCTTCCAGCGCCGCATCAGTAGCGCCGGCAGAAGAGTGCTCAAGTTCCTCAATTGCCTTTTGCCAGTTTTTAAGTAACGTCGGCGCCACCTCTAGCATCGAATTAGCCGGCACGCCGCCAAATAAAGTTTTTGAAATTATGTTGAGGTCTGTCGAATTGAAATTTCTGGCCTGCTGAACAAGAGCCTGAAGTTCTACTCTAGCCGCTTTCAGGTTTGCCCCCGGCGCCCTGCTTCCCGATATAGCGGCCACTTGTGCCTCGATACCGAGCATCTGAAGCGGCTTACCGAAATCGCTCGGTGACGGCTGACCTCCCCTGGACACCTGGACACCAAACGCGCTGCCAGCGCCAGTCGCCCCCGCTCCGGGGGGGTGCTTGCGCAGCTCCTCGAACTGCGCGTTCATGCCCTCCAAGGCTTTGGTGGCAATCTCCGCCTCTTCACCGATTGCACCAACGGCGTGTTGCGCGCCCTGCAATTGGATCGGCTTGAGATTAAGTCCGCCCGCTTCTTTCCTGAGTTCTCCGAGATTTTTTGACACCTCGTTAAGGGTATCTCGCAGGAACTCAAATCCTTTGATCGCGGCGCCGACAGCCACGCCACCAGCCAAGCCACCGACCAAGCGCCCGAATATTATGCTGGTGTTTTCTATTGAGCCGTTGAGGGTGCCAAATTCCCTGATGAGCCGAGCGACCCCGCGGTTGCCGTGAGCGGCATGCGAGATGCTCTCGAAGAGACCTTCCGACTCCTCTCTGGTGCTGCGAACTTCCTTTTTTAGGCTGGCGTAGGCTTTCTCCGTGCGTTGTATTTCCTGGGTGACTTTAGTGAGCTTGGTTGTGTCGCCGGTCTTGTTAGCTTCGTCAGCGAAGGATTTGAGTTCCCTCCTAGCCTTCCGCAGCGACGACTCCATGAGCGCAAGGTCTGCGCGCGCCTTGGTGCTGTCGGCGGTGATGTCGAAGGATAGGTTGTCAGCCATCTACTGTTCCCATTCCCGGAGCTGGGTGCGGATCGCCTTCTCGTCGCCCCTGGCGGCCAGCAGGTTGGCCTGCAACTGCTCGCCGAGTTCGCGCGCCCGCCGCTTCTGCGCGATAAACAGAAACGCCTGAAGCTGGATCGGCGTGTACTCCATCACTCGGCAGCCATCATGTCCGGCGGCGATGAGCTGCTCGGCGCCGGCGGCGTACTCGTAGCCGGAGCCTTGCCATCCGGGACGGGTGCGCTGTCGTCGGGGCCGGCGAGCCCCAGGCGCTGCAATAAAGGGCGGATACCGCGCGGGAAGGTGAGTTCGTGGATCACCGTCAGGCAGTCGAGCATTTCGTCGGGTGTCAGGCCGCCCTCGACAATAGCAGTCACAGCATCGGGCTGGCCCGCGGCCTCGGCGATGATGGTGCCGACGGCCTCGGGCGCGAGCGCGATCAGCTCGGCAAAGTCGACGCTGGGCGCGCCCTCGGTGATCAGGTTGCGCAGGCTGGGGAATTGCAGCAGGAGGTCGGCGATCTGGCGCAGGCCGAGGCCGCGCACCTCCAGCTCGCCAGCCGCGATCTGCACCGTGCGCTTTTGCGGGACGATGTCGACCAGCGAAACCATTACGGAACCGTCGGCACGCCGAGGAACACGAGCAGTAAGTTATCGTACGTAAATTCGTCGAGGATGACGTTCAGGCTCGCCGCCTTCTCGTGGATGATTTCCAGATCCTTCACCCTGACGCCGTGCCGTGACGAATAGTGCGGCAAGGTCGTCACCGCCGGCACGAACTCGAAAGTCGGCGCGTTGCCGATATCGCGGTAGGTGCCGGCGACATCCGACGCGAGCTGTATTTCGACAACGCCCTTGCCGAGGTAGTACATATCGGTGAGCGGCGACACGAGCGTCGTGTCAGGATGGGTCACGGTGCCGAAGATGCCGGTTTCGTCGGCCAGAACTTCACCCGTGAGGTGCAACTGCCCCCACTCATCCTGAATGAGGCCGACCGGGTTCCCCGGTCTGAACATCACATTGGTCAGTTCCATCTCGATCAGCGGGCCGATCGCGTTCGCGCCGGTGAACTTTACCTTGGCGAGGATCTGGTCGGCGCCGAAAACATTGAATGTGCCCGGCGTCGCGACACGGGGCTCAGGTGACGACATGTGTGCTCTCCTCTAGGTCAGCGTGTGGGTTTCACGTCGGCGATGCTGTCGGCGATCGCCTGCTGCAATTCGGCGATCACCTTCGGGCGAATACCCTCGGCGGCGTTGCGCAGAAACCGCCGTTCGGCGATGTTGGCGTGCCGGCGATAAGCGCTGACCGCGGTTGCGCCCCGACGATATCCCTTCACCGGAAAGCTGCGGTGCGCGCCGTATTCGAGCGCAGCGGCGGCGACGTTGTGGCCGCGCCCGCCGGGGCCGAGGATACGGACCCGGCCGCGCACCCAGTTCTCGCGCTCGTCGACAAAGCGCTTCGTCTCCGCTTGCAGGCGCCCGGTACGGTGCGGCTCGGCGGCGCGTACCTTGGCTTGCGCTTCGGCGGTGAGCGCCTCGATCCTAACCTTCAGGTTGGCTTGCAGCTTTGCCGGCAATTGGTCGAGCATCAGCTTGATCTTGGTGTCATCGACCTTGACGCTAAAATCGATCATTGCAGCCCGCTCAGGTCGAAGGTGTAGGTGAACGTCAGGTTGAGGTCGATGCGGAACTCCCTGCCCTCGGCATCGGGCGGCGGCACCACGCAGCCGGTGTAACGGATGCCGCCGTTGCTGGTGACGCTGGCTTGGAGCGCCGCGTCATTGAGGATGCCCGACAGCACCCGGTTGCGGTAAAGCGTCAGCAGCGTGCCGCCCTCGGCGCCGGTATTGCCGCGCAGGGCGATGATGATCTGCGGCACGAGCTGCATGATCTGCCGCTTGGACACGGTCGGCGCCCGGTAATCGGTCAGCGCTGCCGTGGCGATCTGCTCGGTGCCGTCGAGCACGATCACCGCCGGGCGCAGCATCTCGGTGACGTCGAGCGTGTTGCGGCCGACCGCGTTGATGCCCTCGACCTCGCCGCACACCGCCACCAGCCGCGACAGGATCGCCTCGCGCTGATCGGCCATTTACCCGCGTATGCCTGGCAGGAAGATAAACAAACCCAGCAACAACACTGCGGCAAAGGCAAAAAACACGTTGGACGACGAGAACGGCGCCAGCGGCGGGAACGGCAAGATCGTCAAAAACCATAAGAACATGACGACCACGAATAGGATCTCGATGATCATGGCGCTATCCTCGGCAGAGCAGGTTCACGCGGACGAGCTGCCCGCCGTAATAGAGCGGCCCGATCTGCTCGACGTTGCTCGGGTTGCCGTTGATGACGATGCGGTCGTCGCGGTTGGGAATGCCGAAGCTACCAAGCCCGGTCGGGCTCAAGATAACCTGGATATCCTGCACGTCGCCGGCGTCCAGATCCTGCGGCCCGAAGGCGCGGACCTTGGCGGCACAGGTCACCTCCTCGCTGACGGTGATCGCGCCGCTCGACGCATCGATCGCGGTACGCTGCAAGGTCACGCTTTGCCCGTACCGCGCGATGGCGGCATCAAGGCGCGAAATCGTGTAGTCGGTGGAGAGCCGCATTACATCGACCACACGCGATAGGGCCAGAGCATTTCTTTCGGTCCATCGGGCATTGCCCCGACCGTTGGGTCTTGCGCGAAGGACTGCGTGATGACGTCGGGGATCGTCTCTGACAGCACGGTCGGGTCGTTGCCGGTCTGATAGAACCGCACCGTGATCCATTCCAGCGCGGCGTTCTGCACCGGGTCGGGAACGGGATTGAAGCCGGCGGTGTAGTCGATGACGGTCAGCGGGTCGGTCCACGCGTTCGGATTGGCCGAGCCGTCCAGCCGGTAGAGTTCGCCCATTTCGGGATAAACCTCGAAGGCCGCAGGGTCGAGGCCGACGCCGCTCTCGGTGATTGACACAGCCGGCACGTCACTCACGTCGACCGTGATCGGATATTGCCGCGTGACGATCGGCTGCCCAAACCAGCCGCAGACATTGCGCAACTGGTCGCGGTAGGTCTGCACCACGAAGATCCGGTCACAGTAATTGTTGATCGCCGCAGACACCGCCGCGATGTGCTGCGTCAGCAGCGCGTCCTGCGAGGTATCGGTGAGGTCGATGCCGAGCATTCCCTTGACCTGGTCGAGCGTGACCAGCGCCAAGCTCGCCGCTGGCGTCACCAGCTTGGTTATGCGGTAGCCGTTCATCGCGCCACGCGCGCCAGCACGGGGTAGAAATCACAGGCGACGGTCGAGCCGTCGTCATGCGTGAGCGTCAGCACGCCCTCGTCGCTCAGCGCGGCCGACGCAAGACCGCGACCCGATGGCCCGCGTTCGCCGCGCTGCCCCGGCTCTCCCGCGCGCCCCTTCTCGGAGAACATCTGCCAACCCTCGCCGGGACACGGCCCCGGATTGTCGGCTTTGGCGGCAAAGCTCGCGCCGTTCAGCATGACGATGTCCAGCGTTCGATATGTCGTCTTGGCGTTCCACGTTCCGCGGATTGTGAACGAGCGGCCATCCGCCCCATCGGCTCCAGCGGCCCCCGCCTCACCGGGCGCGCCAGGAGGCCCAGGAATGCCCTCAACGCCGGGAGGGCCTGTGATGGCCTCTCCCGGAAAACCGCGCTCTCCACGCTCGCCTGGCGGCCCCGTTGGGCCATCCTGCAAAGTCGCCAGCTTTTCGGCGATCAGACGCTCCATCCGCAACTCGGCTTCGGCGTGGCTGGTGCGGATCTCCGCCAGCGCCAATGAGACCGACAATTTCAGCTCACGTTCTATCCGGAGGGCAAAGTTGCCCAGTTCGACGCCGAGTTCCTCGGCTATCGCTTCATGCGGCGATACGGTCATCTGGACTGCGGTTGATTGTTCTGCGGAAACTGCGCCCTGCCATTTTGCCCTCTGCCGGTGGATCGCCACTCTCCTCGGTTGCCGTCGGCGTCGGTGTTGCGGGCTGCGGCGTTGGCGGTTGCAGATCGGCGCCGTAGGACAGCGGCACGACCTGTTGCTGCACCCGCGGCATGTCGCCGTAGCCGTTCGCTACGGCCGGGAGATCCTCGGACGCGCGCGCCTCGTCAGGGGAATAGATCCCGCTGATGACGCCGCGCGCCAGCGCCTCGATGCGCTCGCGATAGGCCGAGCGCAGCAACGCCTTCGTGTCAAATTCGAGATACTCGTCGGGCACGCCGCGCAGGCCGAATAGCAGGCCGAACGCTTCCTCGATATGGTTCAGGGTGAACCCGAGACCTGAGCTGATCCACGCTTGCATCAACTGTTCGGTCGACGCGAAGGTTTGCGTGCCGGCGCCGCCAATGCCCAGGATCTGCGGCGGCACGCGGAACGCCAGCGCCACTGCCTGATCGGTCATCCGCAGCATTTCCGCGAGCTGCGCATCGAGCGCCGTTGTCTGGATCGGCTGCGCCTTCATCCCACTGGCGAGAAACGGCGTCTCGCCAGCATGGTCGCCGGTCGTGCGTTCCATCCATCGACGCTTGGCGGCTTCAAGCTCTTCGGCTTTCAGCGGCTGATCGGTCGAAATGATGAAGGATGGCCGCGCCTGGTTGAGATAAAACGCGATCTGCTGCTTTAGCGCCGCGTCGCTCATCGCCAGGTCGAGCGCCGCGGCAAGGATCGGGCTTTCCCCGCGCAACGGATGCCGCGGTGTGTGCAAGCGAATATTCAGCACGTCGCGCGCCGGCACCGGCGTCGAGAGATCGTACCGCTGCTGAATCACTTCATTGCCGTTGAGCGAATAGAAGACGCTGCCATCCTCGCCGATCATCGCGATGCCGTGGCGCATCAGGTGAAGCTCGACGATCTCGGCGCGGTTGTTGCGGATGGCGACGGCGAACGCCTCGCCGTGTTCGTAGAGTTGGCGGACGAGGTTGAGCAGGAAATCCGAGATGCTCTGATATTCGTTCGGGCTTCTGATGATCCGCGTCAACGCCGAGTTCGCGACACGCTCGCGCCCGCCATTCGCGAGCGTGCGCCAATGGTCGCCCGGACACATCGCCACGGTCTGCGAATACGCTGAGACGCAGGCCTCAACCATCGCGCTGCGCCCGCCCGATTGCGGCCGATAGCCGGTCTGCCACCAGTTCCAATAGCGCCCGATATCGGCGTTGATCCAGCCGCTGCCCGCACCGCCATCGGAGACCCAATAAGGTCCGGGACGATACTGCCCCTCGACGGCGCGCCCCGCCCACGGCAGCATCTTGCTGAGCCAGTTGCCCATCTAGCGCGTCTTGTATCCGCCGCGTTTCGCAGGCTTCATGTCGCGCGTCTTGCGCTTGGCCTGCACCGCTGCAGGTTCCGTCGGCTCATCGTGATCAGGCTCCTCCTCTTCGCCTTCTTCCTCATCGGGCGGATCGCGCGGGTCGGAGATCATCGCCGTTCCCCTCTCGGTTCGGCCCTCGGCTTTTCTGGCGCTGCCGCGCGCGCCGCCGCGGCAACGTCGATCGCATTCGATGGCGGCGCGGTGGTCGAACCGAAAGCGTTGGTTGCGGTGACGACGCAAGTAATGCTCGCGCCGACATCACTCTCGCCGACGGTGTAGGTCTCACCCGTGCCGAGCGTGCTTGTGCCGCCCAGCCACTGATAGGCGTAGCTCGTCGGCTCGCCTTCCCAATTACCCATCGTGCAACTGAGCGTCGCACCAACCGCGCCGGTTCCCGAAACATGAGGCACATCGACATTTACCGGCGGCACGTCACCTTCGCTCGCACCGTGCGCCTGGAGCTTGAAAGCGTCGGCCTCGTCCTGGGTCGGCGTCGGCGCATCAACCGCAGCCGTCTGCCGCGGCGTCGGCTTTGTGGTTTCCATGTGTGACCTCCGAGAAAGCGGGCGGGGCCAAAACCCCGCCCTCCAATAATGTGCTTACGGCCCCCAATTGACGCCGGTCATAAACTGCACCATGCCGGGACGCCGCATCGCCCAACTGACATTCGCCAACATCCGAATGGCGACTTGCCCGGTCTGGAACATGCTCTGTGTCGGTGTTGCCAGAACACCCGAACCCTGCGCGCCGCTGGCGATGTTCAACGGTGTCGTGTCCTCCATGTGCAAGGTGGCGACTTCCGACACCTCGAACTCAGGCGCACCCGAGACGCTGACAAAATCGACAGCGTCGACCATGTACACCGAGCCGGGCGTAACCGTGGCACTAGAGATCAACGTAAACATATTGGTAAATTGATCCGTCCAGCCGAATGGCACGCCCGATGGGCCGGCAGCAAAGGACAATTGCTGCAACTGCACCGGACTCATGATCAGCACCAGTTTACGGCCCGCGTTTGCCACATAGAACGGCGTGCTCAGTCCTTGCAGATCGGCCAGGATCGCGGTGTAGCCGTGTGCCGTCGAAGCAGTGACCGGCGTCACGCCGTTGGTCAGGCCGGCCGGCCGCGTGGTCGAAACCGCCACGGCGTCGAGCAGGATCGAATCGACGTTGATCTGCGTGTCGTTGACGATGGCGTCGCGGATGAGCCCGTCGATCTGCGGATTCGAGTAAGCCGCGATTTCCCGGCTATGAACCGAGATCGTGCCGACCTTGTGCGGATTCAGCGTGATGCTGGTCGTCCCGAGGCGGCGTACAGGTATCGGCGCGCCTTCGGCGACGAACGAGCCGCCGATCGACGGCGTCGTGGCGCGCGACGGGATCTTGATGGCGCCCGCGTTCGGCCCGAAAGGCAATGCCGTGCCCGCAGCCGAGAGCTTTGGAAATACCGCATTCGGGAACAGCAGATTGACGAACTCGCCCTGTGCCAATTGGACCAACTCGGACGCCCAGCCGCTGGTCGTCGTCGTCGCGCCCGCGATGGCCGCACGGGTGAGGATCGCTGTCCCCTCGTCGTCTGGGTAGCGGTCTCTCAACACATCCTCGACCGGCTGCCTTCTGGCCGCCGCCAGCAAATGAATCCCCATCGCGCGGATATACAAATCCACCGGCTTGACCGCGGTCGTCGGGATATCGAAAGGACGCCGCGTCACGACGGCCGGCATAGGCTGGGATTGCTGCGCAATCCGTGTCGCGAGCGCTCGCTCCGTGCGCTGGAGCGAGACAAGGCGCGTCTCATGCGTATCGATCTCGTCCTGAAGATCGCTGGCCTCATCAACCGCGTAGTCAGGACTCCGCGTGTGTTCGAGCAATGCGTCTCGTGCCGCGTTGAGCTTGGCTTGAACGTCTTCGATCTGTTGGCTGATGTTCATCGGAATGCCCCTTACGAGGGGTTTCATCACGGCTTGCCCGCCGGGTTTGACCATGCTCCGTTGCCTCATCACGGCTTGCCCGCCGAAGGCTAAGGTCATGGTGTCGTCAGAAATGTTTAGGCTCCGCGCAATCTGTAGCGCGGCCGGGTTCGCCGGCACCGAGACGATGCTGGTTTCGAGCAGCTCCTGCTCGACGTAGCGCGTGCCGCGGTGCGGATGCTTCGGGTCAATCGGCTCGCTGTTGATGCCGCGAAAGCCGACGCTGGTGGCGTTCAGCACGCCGGCGTCGATCAGCCGGCGAACATCGTCGGCAAGCTGCGTGGTGCCCGCCGGCGCCGGTTGAAGCTCCGCCACCAGGCGATCGTCCTCGACGCGAATGTCCCGCCAATTGCCGATCGGCGCGTTGGCGTTGTGATTGAACAGCGCCACCGGGTTCTGCCGGAACCAATCCAACCGCCAGCCTCTGGGCTCGATCACATCGCCGTAGCGGTCGACCGTCGCATCGCTCAGGACATAGCTCAGCGACCCCGACTGCTTGCCAGCCGCGGTTTTGTGAACCAAGGACATGCGTGAACTCCGTTAGGCGATCATCGCCGCGGCGTCGAAGACCAGTTCCTCATGTGCCGCCGCGGCTCCCATCGCCATCGTCAGCGCCACCATCCCGTCAATCCGTCCGGCCGAACGCGACTTGTCGAGCTTGCGATTGCCCGCCGGGTCGGTCTTCACCACCGCGTTCGCCGCGCACATCGCCAGTATCGGATGATTGCCGTGCGCGACATTGCCGTTGAGCAACTCGCTCTCCAGTTCGCGCAAGGCTGGCGACATCGACTGCACGCCCTGGCCGAATTCGGCGAAACGCTCGTTCAACTCCCACTCACTAAACCCCGCCTTCGCCAGCCACGGACGCAAGTGCTTCCACCCCCAACGGTCAAACGCGATCTTGTTGACCTCGTAACGATCAAACACGCCCCGCAAATACTCGGCAACGTATTCGTACTCGATCGACCTGCCGGGCGCCGTCTGCAAATGCCCCTTCTGGTGCCACAAATCATACGGAACCCGATCCGCGCGCGCCTTGTTGGCCAGCCCTTCACCCGGCAGCCAGAACGTCGGCTGCACCTGCCACACCTCACCGACCTGCCCGATCAGCACCAGCGCCGTCAGATCATCCACCGCGCTCAGATCGAGCCCGCCAAACACCGGCACGCCATCGAGCGGCAGCGGCTCGCCGCCATTCATCGCCCACACCGTCTGCGACACAAACGGCGAATTGGCTTCCACCCGCTGGTTGAGGATCAGATTGCGATACTCGGCTTCCCGCGACGGCATCCGCCGCGCATCCGCCGCCATCGCCAGCACTTCGGTCGAATTGAGGAAATCGCCAAACGCCGGGTTGGCCGTGCGGATCGTCGCCTCGCTGAACGGGTCCAACTCCCGATCCGCCGTCCACAACTTGCACACCACCCGCGGATCATGCCCCGCCAACGCATCGTCGATCAGTACGCTCAGCAGATCCGCATCAGTCGGCGCCTGGGTTGAAATCACAATCGACAACGGCTCGTCCTGCGCTCCCGTCGCCGTCTCCAACGCTTCGTACAACGTGCTGCGCGGACCCCGTACCTGCCCCAGCTCGTCGTGCACGATCAGCCGCGGATTGAGCCCAAACGCCGTCGTCGCTTCCGCACTCAGCGCTTTGTAGAACGTCCCCAACTCCGGATACAAAATCTCTTTAGCCGTGTCGCGGATCTTGACGAACGGCTCCAATTGCGGCGACAGCCGAACGCACTTCGCCGCCAGGTCAAACAACAACCCCGCCTGATCCCGCGACTGCGCCGCGCTGAACATCTGCGAATTCGCCTTTGCTTCGGGGCCACAAAGGTGAAGCAACAGCAGAAAGGCACTCAACGCCGTCTTGCCGTTCTTCCGTCCGAAACTCAAGATAGCTCGCCTCGTGCCGCGCGGGTTGTCGTAAATCTCACGCAACGCCTGCCGCTGCCACTCACGCAACACCACCGGCTTCCCGACCATCGCCGCATTGCCGCTCGGCACGCGGCAGCACTCCTCGATCCACCAGATGTTACGCTCAGCTCGCGTTTGCGAGACGATGCGGTGTCTGGGTTTCGGTGATCTGGTTCTTGTTGCCACGGTGGTTCGACAAAGATTGAGGTGTCATTCGCAGCGATGTGGACAAGCGACGTATGGCTTCACCTTCCGCTCGTTGTTCCTTCAGCAGTGTCACCATCTCTGCCTGGTCGTCGACATCCGCCACTATCCGGGCCAACCAGT